GACGATGTGATATATACCCGAAACCCAAATCCTCTTGACCAGTATAGAGGTATCGGTGTTGTTCAATCTATGATGGTTGACTTAGGTGCAGAAAGATTAGCGGCAGAATGGATGCAGAACTTTTTTAGGAACAGCGCAGAACCCGGAGGCATAATTGAGTTTCCTACCAATTTACAGGATGCTGATTTCGAGAGACTCGCAGAGCGATGGCGATTCCAGCATCAAGGTGTTGCTAATGCTCACCGAGTAGCTATCCTTGAGCGAGGTACATGGAAGGATAGAAAAATAACTCAGCGAGATATGCAGTTTGAGCAATTGCGCCGATTTGAGCGTGACCAGATTCTTGGCGCATTTGGAATGCCGCTACCAATTATGGGAATCACGGAAAGTGTAAATAGAGCCAATGCAGAAGCTGCAGAAGTTATGTACGCTAGATGGCTTGTACGTCCACGACTCATGCGTATCAGGTCGGCGTTAAATGAGAAGCTACTGAAACTTTATCCAGACGGCGATGGTCTTATGTTTGACTTTACTGACCCTGTTCCAGAGAACAGAGTTGAAATGATAAATGAAGGGTCTGTTGGATATGAGAAGAAAATTCTAACGCTGAATGAAGCAAGAAGAAGATTCGGCGAGGACGATATAGAGGATGGCGACCAAATACAGGCACCTGCTCCTCCTCCACCAGCACCCGAACCACCTGTTGCCGAAGAACCAATCGAAGAGGAACCAGAAGAAGGCAATCCTTCAGAAGAGGAAGAACGAGGATATTACCCTTCGCTTGAAGAACTTTGGAAACTGGCTGACAACGACAACTACATAGAAGAAGGTAATATCATTGGTTCTCGGATGGAGCGTGGATGGAAGCGGAGGCTCCGCGTAGAACTGCAAGGTCTGACTGAATATCTTGAGACTATCGGCAATGAAGCAATCACATATGACCGCACTATCAACGAGCATATAACCAAAATAACTCCATCAGATATAGATGCCTATGACTGGAACTGGTTTAAGAAATACGGAGATGAAGTAGTTGATGAAATAGCTGAAGCATATGCTCTTGTCTTAGCAGCCGAAGCTCCGAATATGTCTATCCCAGAACTTCAAAGACGTGCCAGTTTATTTGCCGAAATGGAATCAAGAGCAATCCTTTCAAAAGATGGCAAAAGGAACATTACCAATGCAGCCAGACAGCGAGTCGGAGTGTTAGTTTCCGAAACTATCGAAAAGGGCGAATCAATCGGCACATTAACCACAAAGCTCAAAACTGATTTCGCTTTCAGTACAGAAAAAGCAAGAACGATAGCAAGAACAGAAACGGCAACTGCACTGGGACAAGGTCAAAAGGAAGCTGCGAAGAGCCAAGGACGCACAGAAAAAAGATGGGTGACATCTGGTGATGCTCTTGTCTCTGAAGAATGCCTGAGCAATGAGTCTGATGGATGGATATCTATTGATGAGGTATTCTCAGGAAGCGGAGTAGATACGATTCCAGAGCATCCAAACTGTCGGTGCGTTGTACAGTTCAGAAATACAAGAGCAACCGCAGAAGAAGAAGATAAATCAATACGCCTAGAGGTCAGGTGTTCGGAATGTAACCGTAAGGCAGGGGATAATATAGCTGTCGGTACTAAGATGAGGTGCAGACGCTGTAAACACGAATGGGAGGTCAAATAATGAATTGGTTAATTAGGTTACTGCCGAAAGAGTACAAGCAGATGGTAGAGCTGGCGCAAAGGATTATCAGCCAGCTGGATACTAAAGAGGAACGAAAAGCTGCATTGGAATATGGAATAGCCATGATGGAAGATGGCAAGGTAGAGGTCGGGGAATGGTCTAAGTTTGGAAGCAAGCTAGGCATTCTAGGAAAACACTCTACGGCATATCCCTTTGAATTAAAGGTAGAAAAAGATGAGTGATGATATAAGACCGTATGTAGCAAAGCCAAAAGGCAAAATCCGTGTTTATGACGGGGATACATTTTACTCAGAGACATTAGACTTAGGCTGGGGAGCCAGCTTAAACAAACCGAAGTTTAGAATCATGGGCATTGATACGCCAGAGAAAGGCTGGAGGGCAAAGACTGACAGGGAACGTGAGCTTGCCTTAAAAGCCAAGGCATTTCTTAAAGAAATGATAGATAGCTCGTATGAGGTTTTAGTCTACAGTAATGATGGTCGTGGTAAGTATGGTAGGTGGCTAGTCAATGTTGTCTGCGATGGCGAGGACGCTGGTCTTGCATTGATACAAGCTGGTCTTGCCAGACCTTACGATGGCGGAACTAAAGATGAAACTCCTTGGTAACTGCGTCCATCATTGGGTATTTGAAACACCATCTGGCCCGACTAGCAAGGGAGTCTGTAAGAAGTGCGGCAAAAAACAAATCGCCGAGAACCATATGGAAACAGCACTTATGGCTAGTTTCAAAATGAAGAGCAAAAAGAAAAACAGGAAATTTGATTTATTATCAGAAGCCGATGAGCAAAAAGTATAAAAGAAAAGCCCCACTTTCGTGGGGCTGTAGGGTATTCAGTTGTCGTAACAGTTAGGATTACATAGATTTATTCTCCTTTGATACCTTTAGTTAACCTGTGCCATCTGATTGAATAACCAGAAGGTGAATTCTTCCACTCTGGTTTCTATCTCTTCTTCAGTGGCGAACCTACCAAGCTCTTCATATAAATCCATCTCTACTGCTTCTCTTATTTCAACGTATGAATGGTTTGACATAATTATTCTCCTTAACTTGGTAGTCGCGCTTTGGCTTTTTGATGAGGTTAGCGTTCGCAATTTTAAGTCGTTCAATCTCGGCCATTGCTGAATGAAAGCTGGCTTGATATTCTGCTGCAAATTTTTGCACTTTCTCAAGTTCCATTAGCATTTCTATAGCCCAACTTGCATTCGCCCTGATTCCATAAGCAAGTTTTGCCATTTCTGGTGATAAGTCCCGTATTCTAGTTTCTGTGTTCATAATTTTCTCCTTAACTTGGTAGTCGTCCATAAACCACTGCAGCATGTATCTTTCTGCTGAGTTTATCATTCTCAATTTTAAGTCGGGCAATCTCATCCTGAGCAATTCGTAGGTCATCGTGTAATCTGCTGATATAATCATTTGTTTCTGTTAGGTCATCTCTGAGTTGAAAGTTCTCATCGTGTAATCTGCTGATTTTCATAGTTGCTGCGTCCATAATTTTCTCCTTAATTCCAGTACTGAACTGATTTAAACCATGACTGGCTGAAGGACTTTAAATTTCCCTCAGCCATATATTCGTCGACCATGTCGTTGAAGTGGTAAAGATTCTTGGCAGACTCTAGGGTACGAATGATAGAAGCCATCTCCTCGTCACTGTCGTAACCCCACTCATCGGCGATAGCACCTGCGGCTGCTTCTTCCTTACTGTTGTAACTGTAATCTATACTCATAGTAACCATCCTTCATTTAAGATATTATCATTCTATTATATCTCTTTACATTTGTAAACCCCTAATACTATTGTTTACTTATTGACATTCATGGTAGGATTAAGAAAAGTGGTTAGTGTTCCAAGAGAACCAAGGCCATTCGTGTGACTCTAGCAGTCCGACTTTGCAACTCCACCGAAGGTTGCGATGGTCGGACTTTTTTTATGACCATCGGGAGTGACAGCATGATTAGAAAACTAAGTAAGGTTTACAGGCCAGAAGTAACGAAAGTCTTAGATGAAGCCAATGGCCTTATCTCGGCTGTAGTATCTACTGAGTCTAAAGACCGAGACGGGGATGTAATCAAGGCTGAAGGCTGGGATTTAGATAACTTCAACAGGCACTCTGTGATGCTTGCAAACCATGACTACCATAGCCTCAAGAGCCAGATAGGTACTTGGGAAAAAATGGAAGTGGTTGGCAATACATTGCAAGGGGTAGCCAAATTCTTCATAGGTAAGGGCAATGAGGAAGCAGATTGGGCATTTGAACTTGCCAAAATGAAGAAGCTGGCCTTCAGTGTTGGATTTATTCCTGATATGGACAAGGCCGTTCCGCTTCATAAGGATGATGCTTTTGGCGTTAGAGGTATGGAGTTTAATGGCCAAGAATTATTGGAGGTGAGTGCGGTGACAGTTCCAAGTAATCCAGACGCACTTCAAAGAATCGTCAAATCTTCTCTGGCAGAACCAGCAATCAAAGAGATTGCCGAAGAACAGTTATTGAATTTAGAAGAAAAAGTTGACGAACAAACTGAATCTATATCTGATGATGTTATTGACTCTATTGTTGAAAGAGTTATAGCTCGTCTACAAGATGACGAGGACAAAGGTGGCGGTAATAAACCCGGATATAGACGTGGGCCAGAAGATGAAGAAGATGAGGACGAAGAATCTGATGAAGATTCTGATGAAGATTTAGAAACTGACGCTGAAGAAAGCGAAGATGAATCTGAAGAAGAAAAGTCTGAAGCTGAAAGCGAATCTGAATTTGACGCATACGCAGTAGCACTAGCGGCTGCGGAACAAGCTCTACAGGAGGCAGAGTGATGAAAGAAGGAATGCCAACTACACAGGCAGAATTGGAAGATGTTCC